GCCGGGGGCGGGCGCCCCCCCCCGTCAACGCGAGCGGCCCGGGGAGATCCCCGGGCCGCGGTGGTTTTCGGCCGCCTTCCCTGCTCAGGGGGTGATCTTAGTCGGCGGGACGTGCGGGATGAGGGCCGGGTCGGCCGGCTGGAGGGTGCCTGCGTCGATCTGCTGCTGGGTGCGGATGCCCTGCAGCACCTTGCACTGGGCGTCGAGCTGCTTGACCAGGTCCTCGGCGGCGGCGAGGTCGTGGCGGGCCTTCGCCAGTTCCGCCTCGGCCGCCTTGCGGGCGGCGGCTTCGCCGGCAAGCTTCCCGTCGAACTCCGCGAGCCGGACGCGGAGTCTGTCGTTCTCGGCCCTGGCCGAGTCCTCGTCCGCCGGCGGGCCCCCGAGGCGGGCCGCGTCCGAGCCCCAGGTGACCGGGTCGTCGGTCTCCTCGACGACCCCGAGCCGGACGTGGCCGTGGTACCGGCCGCCCCCGACCAGGAGCGGGTTGACGACCACCCCGACCGGGATCGTCTTGCCCGGTTCGCCCAGGCCGGGCTTGAGCACTCGCAGGTTCGGCATCGGTCATCCTCGCGGAGTTCAAAGGGGAATCGGGCAGCGGGGGTCAGAACGGGTCGGCCGCGTGGATCGCCGCGAACCCCTCGGTGTAGTACGCCACCGGGCCGCCGTTGTGCCCGGCCCGGAGGATGACCTGGCACGGGTCCTTCTGCCGCCGGTCCTCCACCTGGTACCACTCGCCCGGAGAACCCTTCTCGTTCTGGGCCGCCCGGGTCAGCCGGTACTCGCCCAGCTGCTCGCCGTCCTCGCGGACGCCCACCGCGACCATCATCCCGTTCGTCAGGAAGCGGTTGAACGTCGGGGCCGAGCCGGGCGGGTCCGAGTAGTAGCCCTTGTCGTACACCCGCAGCGGGGGCAGGTCGTTCGAGAGCAGGAACTCGTTCATGTCCTCCAGGTTGTTGATCGTCTGCCCGTACTGGAGGCGGCGGCCGTTCAGGTCGGCCGCGTTCTGGTTCTTCAGGATCAGGTTCGCCGTCGGCCGCGAGCAGAGGATGTACCCCTTCTGGAAGCTGACCGACTTGCCGAGCTCCAGGGTCGGGATCAGGTCCCGGATGTAGTTCAGCGGGGTACTGCCGGTCAGGTCGCTGAACAGGGTCGGGGGGGTGTTGATCGGGATGTTGAAGACGTCCTGGTGGTACACCACCCCCTGGGCGCTCAGGGCCTGGAACCCGCCGGTCGTGATGAGCGACGCGATCGAGTACTCGCACCGGTCGAGGAACCGGCGGGTCAGGTGCTGGGTCCCGCGGGCGGCCTGGCTGTCGTAGTTCTCGAAGTCGTCCCACCGGCCGCTGTCGCGGAGGTCGGTCAACTCCTGCTCGGTGATCGAGTAGAAGTCCCCGTAGTACCCGGGGCTGACCTTGAACTGGTCGAGCCCGGGCTTGCGGACCGGGCCGGTCGGCCCGCCCAGCCCGCGGGCCGCCTGGAGGCCGGTCTCCACCTGCCGGCGCTCGTAGATCAGCTGGGTCTCGTTCACCTTGGTCAGCGGGAACAGCTTGAGCAGCTCCCGGGACTCCATCGCCCGGGGCAGGTACAGCTGCATCAGCTTGCGGAGCTTCACCGCCCCTTGCAGTTCGAGCGTCGTCGGCATGGTCTTCTCCGGCCGGGCCTACCGGCGAGGGTGGTTTCGTGGAAGGGGCGGGACCCGCCCGCGGGTCACAAGATTTCGACGATGGCCCCGGCGGCCGCGATCGAGGCCCCGGACTTGAGCTTGCCGAGCGTCCCGGCGGTGCCGTTGGCCGGGACGGCGGTGCTGTCGAGGCCGACCAGGTCCGAGGCGAAGAACTCGCCGGAGACGAACGCCGTGGTGGTCATGGCGTTCGTACTGCCGAACTCGTCGATGATGCAGCCCCGGAGGTCGGTGCGGACGTTCTGCTCCAGGACGGCCCGGGCGTTGCCGGCGGAGTACGCCTGGAACGTCCCGACCGCCCCGGCCGACCCGGCGGTCGTGGTGGCGATCGTCAGGCTCGGGGTCGTGCCCCCGGTCAGCCCGTTGGTGATCAGGACCGGCTGGGCGACGTCCCGGTTGGCCAGTTCGTTCGCGTAGGCCAGGGTCCACGGGCCGCCGGCCGACCCGGTCACGGTGACGTTGTTCGTCCCGAGCAGGGCCTGGAGGATCGTCTGGACGTTCCCCGTCCCGGAGTTGGCCGGGGCGTTGTACGCGATCGCGGCGGTCACGTCGTACCCGCCGGACTGGTTGAGCCAGCCGAGGATAAACGAGCCACCGGTCGGGGAACCGGTGAGGGTCAGGGTCTGGACCTCGCTCTGGGCCGAGTTTGCCGTGACTTCTTCCAGCACCTGCCCGGCGCTGTACGTCACCCCGGCCGGCAGGCGGACCGCCTGGGTCCGGGCCTTCTCGGGCCACCGGGCCGGCTTGATCTTGCTGCTGGTCAGGGTCTTGGTCGGGTTGAACGGCATCGGTCAGGCTCCGCGGTGGTCGGGTGTGGTCGGCGGGTGGGTGCGGGCGCCCGCACCCCGGTGATCACTTCTTGTCGAGGACCGACCGCATCTGGGGGATGTGCCGGGCGGCCTTGAGGACCCACGGGTCGGTAAGCGGGTCGCCCGGCTCGGGGCTGTCGACGGCCTCGCCGAACAGCGGGTTGGCCGGCAGGGCGTTCAGCTCATTGAGCCAAACCTGGGACGGGGTCTTGCCGGCGTGAGGGCCGGCCGAGAAGGTCCGGGACCGGTCCTTGGCCATGCCGGCGGTCAGGTACGTGTCCCGCTGGTTCCGGGCGATCGCCCCGCGGAGGATCGCGGCGTCCACGGCCGACGTGACCGCGGCCGAGAAGGAGGCCGTCTTCTCCTGCTGGTCGGCCTTCTGGATCCCCGCCACCGCGGCCTCGTTCGCCCCCATCCGCTTCGTCAAGTGGGCGTGCATGCCCATCAGCGCGCCGAACAGGGCCTTGTTCTCCGGCGACGTCTTCGGGTCCTCGCTGAACCGCTTGCAGGCCGACATGTAGTCGGGCTCCTGCTGGTCGTCGCCGGCCGAGAACTGGCCCTTCGCCCCCTGGGTCTGCTGCTCGATCGGGGTCAGCTGGTCGACCCCCGGGCCGCCCGAGGCCGCGTCGCCCGACGGGTTGAGCGGGAGCGTCCCGGCCTCGGTCGCGAACAGATTCTTGTGAGCGGCGAAGACGGCCCCGAACGCGGCCTTGTCGCCGATCCCGGCCGACTGGACGCTGGCGAGGTACGCGGCGAGCTCCTCGTCGGACTTCCCGGTGATGCTCGGGTCGTCGACCGGGACGCCGAGCTGGCGGAGCTGGTCGAGGGTTTCGGCACGGCTCATCGTGAACATCTCCGAGAAACAGATGGTGAACCGCGTCGAGCGGTGGCCGCCGGCGTGGGTGATGGTTCGCGGGCCGACGGGCGTCGTTTGGCCCTGGCTCGCCCGCATGGCCGACAGGAACACCGGGTCGAGCCGGGGCGGGACCTCGGTGCCGTCGGGGAAGGTGGCGCGAGGCGGTTTCAGCAAGGCCACCGCGGGACGTTCCTCGCCGAGCAACCCGAACCCGGTGAGGACCGAGCCCGGCAACGTCCGGCCCTGGTCGGCGGGGTCGGGGAAGTCCTTCTCCAGCTCGATCGAGTGATTGTTCAGGTTGCCACTATTGATCGCTGCCCCGACCGGTTCGGGGACCCCCGCCACCACCCGGGCGATCAGCTTGCCCTCGGGGCTCACCCGCAGGTCGTCCGGGATGAACCCGACGTTCGGCCAGCCCAGGGAGTCCGTGTACCGCTGCGTGGGGTCGTGCCCGAGTTTCGCGGTCGGTTGCCAGTGACCGAGCCCTTGCAGGTACCTGTGATTCGCGGCGATCTGTTCGACGTCGGCCGGGGAGTACAGCTCGCCCTTGTGGTATCCGGGCGCGAACAGCTCCAGGTCCCGGATCTCGCAGGTCGCGCGGTCCGGGGCGGGGGTCGGCGGCTGGTCCGGGGCGGGGGTCATATGTCCGCATGATGCGGGGCGGGCTTGCCTGCCGGGAAGGCGGTCACTTCGGCCGGTGGATCAGTCCGGCGCGGATGGCAGCTCCCCGCCGCTCTACGATGCGGCCCACCAAATCCTTGGCCGTCACCGGCCCGTAGTGGCCCATCGCCTCGGCGACCCGCCGGAGTTCGTCGGGGGGAAGACCCTGAAGAGACTTCTTGGCACTCTCGATGTCGGCGTCGGTCGCGGTCGCGGCCCGGTCGTAGATGCCGGCGGCCTGCTTGCCGGCGTCCGTCTGGGGCGGCCCGGCGGGCGGTTCCTTCGGCCGCGGTGGCGGCTCCTCCCGCGGCTTCGTCTTTTGTGTCTGTCTCGGTGTTGCCGGGCCAAGGAGGTCGTCCACGGTGGTCAGCGGCTCGTCCCGGATCGGCTCGAGCTCCTTGTCCTCCTTGCTGCCCGGTCGGTACGCCATCCCGGCCCGGAGTTTGGCTCCCTGGCGGTCAACGATCGACCGGGCGAGCGTGCGCCGCGGGTCCTCGCCGGGCTCCGGTCGCATCCCGATCGCCTTGAGGGCCGCCGTCGCCTGCTCCGGGGACAGCCCCGCCGCGGTCCTCGCCAGGCTGTTCGCCTCGGAGTTCTTGGTGGACTTGTCCCGGGCGTCGAGCCGGCGATGGAAGTCGGCTGGGTCAACGGAAGGTGAGGGCTCCTTCGCCGCATCTTGCCTTTGGCGGTCCAACAACGCCCGCTTCTCGGCGTCGACGTGCGACGGCCGCTTCTCCTCTCGCTGGGGCGGCGGTGGGACGGGCCGGGTCTCGGCGGGGGCCGGCAGGTAGTCCGGTCCGCCGTCCTTGGGCTTGTGGACCCAGCCCGGGGTGATAACCTCGTGCGCGTCGCCCTCACGGGCGGGGTGGCTCGACTGGTGGACCTCCGGGTCGAACTTGACCCGCTCGCCCTTCTGCCCAATCCGCTCCATCCCGTGGGCTTGGGCCGCCCGCTCGATCGCCGCGATATCTTTCGGGTCCGCGCCGGCCTCGTGGGCCTGCTGGTGCGCGCTGGCGATCCGGCGACTGATCAGCTTCGGGTCCTGGCTCTTCCCAATGTTGCTCAGTTCGGCCGCGAGGATGTCCTTGGCCGGGCCCTTGGCCCCCTTGTGGGCGTCCGCCAGGGCGGCGACCGCGGGGTGTGCGGGCGAGGTCTTCCGGGTCGCCCTGGCCTGGGCCTTCTTGACCGCGTCGGCCGCCCGGTCGAACGGCTTCGCCGGCCCCTTGGCGGCCGGGGGCTGGTCGAGCATTTCGAATGACGGCAACTCGTGGCCCGTCTCCGGGGGTTGCTCCGAGCCGGGGGGCTTGCCCCACTGCTGTTCGGCCTTGGTCTGGTACCGCGGGGCCTCGGGGACGTGCGCGTCGGCCGGCGGGGTGTCGGCCCCCGAAGGCGGTGGCTCGGGCACCTGGTGCCGGTTCAGGCCGCCCTCGATCTGGGCCCGCCGGGCGGCCGCGGGGTCGCCCTCCTCCAGCCGCTCCCACGGGTCCCGCTTGGGGGCGGCGGCCGCCGTGTACGCCGGTTCACGGTCCTTGGCCGACCAGCCGGTGTTGACCTGCCCCGCCTCGGCCAGGTGCTTCAGGGCTCGGTTGACGGGGTGCGACTCCGGGTCGGCGGGGTCGTGCTGGGCGCCCCGCCCGAACCGGTCGCGGAGCTCGGCGGCCGACACCCCCGGGTTGTCCCGGACGTGCTCCCCGATCGCCTCCCGCAGGGTCTGTTCCTTCCCCTGGCCGTACTCGGCCTCGGCCCGGACGTGGTCGATCAGGCCCTGGACGATTTCGGCCTTGACCCGACCGCCGTGTCGGGCCCCGGTCAGTTCCTGGAGCTTAGCCCGGGCCTCGTCGCGGCTGAGGCTGGCAACATGCCGGGCCAGCTCCTCGACGTGCTCGGGCTGGAGACGCCCGGGGTCTTTCAGGGCAGCTTCCAGCTTCTGCCGGGCCGCGGTGCGGTCGAGTTCGCGGTTCCACTTGCCGACGGTGGCGTGGTGCGGTCCGGCCTCGCCTTTCGCCCGCGACTCGATCGCCGCGTCCAGCCGCTTCCGCTGCTCCGGGTCGGTGACCTTCGCCCGGAGCGCGGCCGCCTTCTCGGGGTCGCGGGCGGCCGCCGTGATCTCCTTGGAGGCCACGAACCGGCCGGCGTCGTCGCGCGGGTGTTTGCCCTCGTCCCAGCCCGCAAAAGTCGCGAAGGCCACCGAGAAGAACGCCGACAGGGACTCCTGACCCCGGCCGAGACTCCGGACGGCGGCGGCCGCGGTCTCGGGGTCGTGGTGGGCCCAGAGCCCGAGCTGGCGGGCGAGGTCGGCGTGGCCCCGGCTCTGCAGCGCGAGCATCGCGGCGTACAGGTTGGCCCCGACGTCGGGAGCCCACTGGCCGGTGGGATCGGAGCCGGCTGCGAACGTCTCGGTCGACCCCTTTCCTCCCTCGGCCTGGAGACGTTTGAGGATCTCGACCGGGTCCTGCACCAGTGCCCGGAACCCGAGGGCGTCGTTCAGCCGGGCGAACACGTCGGCGAGCGCCGCGGCCAGGGCCTCGTCGCCAGCGGCCGCGAACCCGGCCGCCTTCCGTCCCTTGACCCAGACCGCCGCCGCGATCTTCGGGACGAGGGAGCAGAACAGGTGGGTCGAGATCCCGAGGTTGTCCTGGATGAAGTCGTGCGTCTGGTGGTGCGTACCGAGGGCCGACGGGTTGTAGCAGAACCGCTGCATGTCCTCGGGCGTGTCCAGCGCGGCCTCGGCGGCCGCCTGGATGCCCGGGGACAACTTCATCAGCGACTGAAAGAGCACGTCGTGAACGGCGACCGCGGCCTTCTTGACGCGGTCCACGACACCCGGCTTCGCCAGCTCGGCCGAGTGTTCGTCCTTCAGGCTGCCCAGCAGGTGGTCGGCAGTCACGCCCGGACTGGGCCGCGCCGACTCGCCCGCGGGTCGGTCCTGGTCGCCACCCCCCGCCCCGTCCTCCCCGAGCGGGACCCGCTTCCCGCCCGAGACCCGGTACCGGCGACCCAGCGCGTCGGTATACACCCCGTCGTGGTGCTCGGCCCCGGCGGCGAACGTCTCCTGCCCGCGGTCGCCGCGGAGCTCGGCAAGCAATCCGTCGACCGTGGCCTGGTCGCCGTGGGAGTGCGCGTCGCGGAGCTGGTCGAGCCAGAACCCGACGCCCTGGAGGAACGCCCCGGGCGGGGACGCCGAGAAGGTGCGGGCGCCCGCACCGGCGGCCAGCCGTTGCCCGTGCGCGACCCCGCGGCGGAATGCGAGTTCGATCCGACGCTGTTCGGCGGGGCTCAGCATGAGCGGCCCTCCAGGCGGGACAGGAGGGCTTCTAGGTCGGGGTCGGCCTGGTGGCCGGCCGAGAACGTGTCCGGGCCCACCAGCGGCGGGGCGGCCGGCTGGGTCGCGGCGGGCACGCCCTGGGGCTTCGGGAGGACCCAGGTGAGCACGGGCTCGCCGCGCCGCGAGAACTGCCGGAGCCGGAGCCCGGTCCGGCGGGCGAACTCGGTCGGGTCGAGGCCGTACTTCTCGTGCAGGTCGCCCGGGTAGCGGCCGTGCGGATCGGCCGCGAAGTGGCTGGCGAACTGCTCGGCGTGCTCGGCCGAGAACGGGGTGGCGGGAGCAGCCGGCGCGGCCGCGGGGGCGGGCTGCGGGGCACCCGGGCCGCCGGCGAGAGTGCCTGCCGGTGCGGGCTGGGTGATACCGGGCGTGCGGCCGCCCGCCGGGGCCGGCTGACCGCCCTCGTCGAGTGTGAGCTGGTCGTCCGGGTCGTTCGGGTCGGCCGCCTTGATCTCGGTGCCCTGCAGGGCCCACTTGCGGCTCGGCCTGAGTCCCGCCTTGACCGCGGCCGTCACGACGTCGAGCCGCTGCTTCATCTCGCCCCAGTTGACCCCGCCGAGGACCACCCGCGGCAGGCCCACACCGGGCCCGAAGTTCGGCCGGACCAGGTCGGGGACGAGCTGCGCGGTCAGGACCCGGCCGACCGCCCGGGCGAGGAGTTCCTCCACGGGATCGCTGCCCGTGTTCTGGCTGACGGCCGCGCTCCCGGTCGCCTCGCCGCCGCCCGTGTTGCTCTGCATGAACGGGGTGTACGCCCCGCGGACGGCCAGGAAGATGTCCTCCCGGAGGAGCCGGACCTTCTTCTCGAAGGCGTCGAAGCTGGCGGCCCCGGCCAGGTCGAGGACGGCGATCTCGTCCTTCGGCCCGGTCACCGCCCACCCGCCGGCGCGGAGCGACCGGAGGGCCTTTTCGAACTCGGTCCGCTGGGCCGGGTGGTCGTACTTCCCGTGCAGGTACGGCTCCCCGCACCGCTTGAGGGCCAGGTACCAGAGCTGGTAGGCGTCCCGGATCTGGTTCGCGGCCCGGTAGCAGGCCCGGAGGTCGGACTGGCCGAACGGATTGTCGAACAGCTCGGCGTGGGTGAACAGGATGAACTTGCCCGGGGAATAGGTCCGCAGCCCGCGGACGGTGTTGACCACCCCGAGGACATTCCGGTACCCGTCGAGCCGGAGCATGAGGTGGGCCGTGTCCCGGCCCTTGACGTGCTTGAGCCCCCAAAACCCGTGCCACTTCGGCGACTCGTCCACCCCGCGGAGCACCTTTTCGGCCAGGCTGAACCCGTCGATCAGGGCGGCCCGGAGCAGGGTCAGGATGAGCCCGTCCCAGCCGTGCGGGGACCGGGACACGGTCCAGTCGACGAACTCCGACGCCCGGACGTCCTCGGGGCTCCGTTCGTCCTCGGGCAGGACGGACACGTCGAGGGCGGCGACCGCGGCGGCCTTCCCGTCGATCGCGCTCCGGAGCGACGGCTCCGACCGGTGGAGGTCCCGGTAGGCCCGGCGCATCTCGTCGGTTTCGCGGCCGTAGTCGTCGAGGTCGAGCGGGCCGGTGTACGGCGGGACGTAGGCGTCGGCCCGGACCTGGTCGGCCTCCGGGTTGGTGAGAACCGGGGCGATCAGCGGGGACCACTGGCCGTCGTGATAGGGGTCAGAGGAGCTGCCGTCGGCCGACGGGTCGGACGGGACCGCCCAGGGGTTGGGCTGCGCGCCGGGGGCCCAGGCCGGGTTGCCCGGGTCCCACGGGTTGGCCGGCGTCCGGGCCGCGGCCGCGGGGTTCGGCCAGAAGGTGGATCGGAGGTAATCGAGAAGTCCCACGGCCGGCGGCCTCCGCAGCGGGTGCGGGGCCATGATGCCGCGGGGAATTGCCTGCCCGGGTGCGGGCGCCCGCACTACCGCGGGAGGTCGATCCCGCACGCCTCGGCCAGGAGCGTCATGACCTGGGGAAGGAGCCGGACGGCCTCCCGCTGCCACCGGTCCCAGGCTTCCGACCCCGGGCCGGCAACGAGCGCGTCCCGGCGGCATGCCTGGAGGTACCGGAGGATGTCGCGGGCCCGGTGGGCCACGTACTGCGGGTCGTCCACGGGTGCTGACCCCGAGAGGAGCGAGCCGACCTGCCAGTCCGGAGGCAGGGCCGCGAGGAGGCGGGCGCGGGTCTCCGGCGTCAGGTCGAACGCGATCATGACGGGCAGTGTGGTCGACCGCCTTGCCTGCCGGCATCACCGCAAATGCGGGGGCAGCGCGTCGGCGGTGTCGTCGTAGCTGTACCGGCTCTCACCGAGGTACGGGACAAGATTGGCGTCAACCCACCGCATGATGTACCGCATCGGGTCGCAGAAGTGGTTCCGGCGGTTCTCAGGCGTATCGGTCACCCGGGTCTTGTCCCAGGCCCAGGCCCCGATCTCCTCGAGCCCGCACGTCGGCTCGCCGGCGTCCGCCAGTCCCTGATCCGGACGGTGAGCGAGGGCGTCCGGGGCGAAGAACACGCGAGGCCGCCCGTCGCCGGCCAGGTCGAACCGGCCCTGCATCGCCTGGATGCCGGCCAGTTCGTCTTTCTTGTCCGCGAGCGCCAGCCGGGGGCACTGGGGCGGGAGGGCCGCCTCGAACTCGGCCGCCATCTTCTCGTCGTGGTCGCACACGATGGCCGTGGGGACGGGTTCCCTCCCGACCTGGATCTCGTCGGCCGCCCACCGGGCCATCTCGGCCGCCCGCTCGCCGGGCTTGTACAACTCACGGTAGAAGTACATCCGCCCGTCGGGGTCGACGGCGCAGAATGCCAGGACCGACGGAGAGGTCCAACCCCAGTCCAGTCCCCACACCACCGGCCAGCCGACAGGCGGCCGCCACCTGGCCGGGAGCAGGTGGACGTCGGGACTGAACCCGTCGTAGATCAGCCCCTCGGCCATCGCCCAGACCCCTTCCAGGAACCTCTTGCGGCGGGTCCCGGTCAGCCGCTCCAGCCGGCCGCGGACGTACGCCAGCCCGGCCGGCGTCCACTCCCGCCGGGCTCGGTCCCAGTACCGCGGGTTGTCCTTGTGAGTCGAGCTGTACAGGGTGAGCTTGCCGGCCTTGTACCGCTTGTGCAGCCAGTGGGCCGGGGTGGTCGGGTTGCAGTCCATCATGACCTGCTGCCAGGGCATCGCCCCGGTCCGCAGCCGGCCGGTGAGGGTCTCGTACACGTCGAGGTCGACACCCTCCTCGGTCGCCTCCATGATGTAGATGAAATCGTAATCGGTGGAGAGTGCCTTACCCGGGTCGTCGAGGCCTGCGACCACCAACTCGGACTGATTCGGGAACTCGTAGCTCTGCCGGACCCGGCGTTTGATGGGATTCTTGACGAGCACCGGGTGACTGAACCCGAGGACGTCTCGCTCCCAGGTGACGAGCCCGGACTGGGTGAGCGACGCGCGGGTGCCGCGGCAGAACAACCCGCGTGTCCCCGGGTACTTGTCGAGCAGGGTCAGGCACTTGGCCAGGTAGGCGACGCTCTTGCCCGTCCCGGCCGGCCCGGCGAGCAGGATCTCGGGTTCCCGAGAGTTGTAGGCCTGGGCGTTGGCCCCGTAGAACGCGAGTCGGGGCATTTCACAGCCCCCCGGGGTCGGCCTCGCCGGCGACGACGAGGGGCTTGTGCTCGTCCTTCGCCGGCTCCACCCCCGACCCGATCATCCGCAGGCACTGCGCGAGGATCTTCAGGGCCTCGGTCCGGCGGGCGGTCTTGATCTTCCGGGCGTACCCCTTCAGTTCCTTCCGCTTCGGCTCGCCCTTCTTGGATGTGGTTTCGAACAGCTCCTCCACCTCGATCTCGCCTTCGATCGTGTGCTTCACATCCTCCGGCCACTCCCTCACCGGCCGGACCCGGCCCTTCTCGTCGAACATCTCCGTGCGGTCAGCGAATGCGATTCTCGCCAGCCCCTGAATAACCCGATTGTGGGTCACCTGGGCGGCGTCGAGGGCCTCCCGCCGGATGCGGTCGACCAGGGCTGAAATGTGAGGTTTTGTGAGAAGGTAGGACGCGGCCTTGCGGGTCGCCTCGTCGGTCTCGGACGGCTCGAACCCGGCCGCGAGGTACGAACGGTAGGCGTTGTCCGAGTCCGCAAAATGCTGACAGAACCGGATCTCGCGCACGCTCGGGACTGGCAGGTCGTCGGCCACACCGCCAGTTTGACCGGTCCTGTTGCCTGCCCGGGTGAGCAAGCCCCGTCCGAAGTGAGCAACCGAGTGCCCGGCAGGCAGGGCCGGGGTGTATCCTTCCTCAACGTGAGAGGCCCGGGGGAGTAGCGATCCCCCGGGCCCCGAATCCTCACGTTCGCCTGCCGGCTCCGCCGGTTCCTTGGGTGCATCATACCCTCGGAGCCGCGCGGATGCCAGTCGCCACACCCATCCTCAAGCAGCAATCGTGCCGCCGGGAGCCGCGCCGCCGGGAGCGCCGACATCCGTCCCGGTACCGGTACGTCCGGCGGGTGTCCGGGATCGGCTGCTACCAGGCCCGTATCCCGATCGGCCCCACGAAGGCCGACGCCCTGAACCTCGGCACCTTCTGCACCGCCACCTGGGGGAGCGCCGAAGCCGCCGAGTGGGCCGCCGGCCGGGCCGCGAAGGAGTTCGTCCGGGCGTACCAGCCCGGCCGAGATCCGTGGTCCGTGATCCGGCAGCTCCAGGACCGCGGGATCATCCCCCCCGGGGTCCTCCCCCGCTGGGTGTTCCGCCTCCCCGAAGGGGGGTACGGGGCCCGAGTCCGTCGGCGGAACATCGAGGTCACGGTGGGCCCGTATTCATCACCAGAAGCCGCCCACGCGGAGATCTCGGCCCGGGTCGCCCTCGCACCCGACCCGCGGCGGCAGGTCCACCTATGGGCCAGCCCGGGCCAGTGGCTGGTCGGGGTGGTCTGCCGGCCCCAGCGGCTGAATAATTAGGCGGGAATTAGACTATTATTCTGGCGAGTGTTGGTTATTGGCGGGGGAGAGGAGCGGGTCGCGACTGGCATCAGCCTATAAGGGGATAATGATACTTATACCTACCTATATCTAGATAGATATAGAGAGAGTGTTAGGGATATAGAGCTTCCTTGTCCGAAAGCAGTTCCGCGACAGATCCGCCCGACGACGGGTGTGAAACGGGAAGTAGCCGGCCCATCGGGGCCGGCTAGCGAGGTGGTTCGGGATGTGAGCTTCGCACTGCTAACGCCGAGACTTGGGCCCGATTCTCTTGGCAGTCGCCGTCTTGTAAAAGGTTGTCCTCGCCCAAGTCTGCCAGGAGCAGCCAATTTCGATAGCCTGGCGACGCTCCGAGTAGTGAAAGAATGCTTCCCCGAGGCGGGTCGCCAACTCCATCGCCGCGGTGTTCGCCTGAGCCACCGTCATCCGCCCCTTCTCAACTGGTTTCGGGGCGGGGACGATCTGTGGTCCGACCCAGAACAGGTTGTAATCTTGGAACCATTTCTTTTCGTGGAGGGGAATACCCGTGATTATGTCTGCCGCCACCATGAGGGCCGGTCCGAACGATTCGGACCTCTCCACGTAGGCGATCGACTCTTCTGATACACCAGCTCTTTCGAGGAGATCCTTGGCGAGCCGGACCTTCGCCTCGTTGTGGGCGATCGTCTCGACTGATGGGCTTTTCGCGGCCGGTGCGGATTGTTCGGGCTCGGGTTGAGCTTCGCCCGCGATGAGGGCTCGAAATCGCCCGAGGTCCGAGATCCGGATGAGCCGCAACGGCCCGTGTCGGACAAGTAGGGCCGCCACTTCCGGTTTTTGTTTGACGGACTTGCGAATCCGGTCCAGGCCGATCCCGGTTCGGACGCTCGCCTCCGGAAGCGTCAGCAGGGCGTCGGGTTTGGCGACTTCGGGCCCCGTGCTCACAACATGCTCCTTTCGTACGGTTCGCTGGGCGGCAACTCGACCCGTGGTATCGTTCCGCTCTCGTCTTTCCCGAGGGGTAGGCCGGTTCGCGACTCGGACCCGGATTACCTCGAACGAGCCAGCAGTGACTCGCGGGCCGGTCGCCTCCTGCGTCGCGTCAGTCCGGCTTCTTCACCAACTCCGGATGCTCCTGCTGCCACTCCGCGATCCGCTCGGCGTGCGACAGCGCCGCCGCGACGTGGGCCTCGTCGCACCCGGCCAGCTCGCACCGCACCGCGTAGTCGCGGATCAGGTGCGGGGCGAGGGCGTCGGTCGCCCGCAGGATGAAGATCGGTTCGCCCGGGTGGAACTGCTTCCCGGTGCTAGTGATCTCGCCGTACTTACCGTCGGTCGCGCTCACAACGATCTCCTTTCGTTCGGCTCGTTTCGTCAACAACGCGCACTGCACGTACACCCGCTCAGCCAGCCCCAGAACCACCGCCCGGGCCGCGTCCCGCTCTTCCAGGACCCGCCGGACCGCCACCGCGAGGGTCGATCCGACCGGGGCGTGGGCGTCGGCCCAGGCGATGAGATCGGCGTCGGTCACTGGGGGATGCCTCTGTAAGCGACTGACTTCAAGTCCTGGGGGAGGTAGAGCGGGTGGCTTGGGAATCCGGCCCGGGTCCTCTTGACGCAGTAGGGCATGTACCCCGCCGCCCGGATCAGCCCGAGCACGTGGTCGGCCCGCGGCACCCACTTCTTGGCCAGCACGCCCCAGCCGCAAATCACGCGAGATGCTTCGGCGATCTGGCCCTGAAGGCACGCGTCGTTATCCGGCCCAACGGGGTCGGCCGCGTTCGCCAGCTCGCGCGGGTCAGTTGCCCTGAAGGCGAACAGGTTGCAAACCACGATCGACCCGTACCCCCAGCCTTGGGCGAACCCGACGCACCTCCGGATGGTCGGGTCGTCTTGCCGGGCGTCGGCCGTGCTCGGGTTGAGCATCACCCACATACAGCACGGGCGGTGGCGGTCCCACTCCCGGGTCAGGTAATAGCGGTAGGTCCCGCACGGGCTGACCAGGGCCGACGACTCGGTGTAAGACGACGTCTTCATGCCGCCCCTCCCTGTCCTTTCATCCACTCCACCGGCCGCGGGTCGCCCTCCCACCGGGCGTCTGCCGGATGCATCACCGCCCGCCGCGCCTCGGCCGCCCAGCGGACCACGACCCAGGCCAGTGACCGGATGTTCTTGCTGACCGGCTTCGACCCCTTCGCCCGGCTGAAGTGCTTGCAGTCGGGCGAGGCCCAGAGCAGTCCGACCGGACGGCCCCTGGTCGCCGCGCGGGGATCGAGGGCCCACACGTCCTCGGTGCAGTGGGCGGTCTCCGGGTGGTTCGCCCGGTGCATGGCGATCGCGGCCGGGTCGTGGTTCACGGCCAGATCCGGCCCGCGGCCGAGTGCCCGGGCGATCCCGCGGGAGGCCCCGCCGCCGCCGGCGAAGCTGTCGATCACGATCTCGCGGGCGGTCTTCACGCCTTCACCTTCTTCCCTTTGGGAGCCTTCGCCGGGACCTGGATCAGCCGCCGTTGCTCGCCCTTCGGCCCGATCACCAGCTCCTGCCAGAGCGGATCGACCCCCCGGCCGACCCGGGCCTCGACCCGCACGCCGGCGTACAGGTCGGCCTCGCCCGAGCCCGGTGCCGTTCGAAGCCGGACACCGAGGTGCTTGTGGGCAAACAGCCCGGGCTCGTGGAGCGGCCGGACCTCCCAGCTGAGGGTCTTCTCCGGGTACCCTTCGAGACACGCCAGGACGATGTGAGGTCGGCCGTTGATTTCGACGTGCGGGACCCGGGCGAGCGTGCCGGTCTTCCCCTGGGCGAGCTTCGCCGCGGCGTACGCGTCGTTCAGCTGGTCGGAGGTGACGCCGAGGGCGTCGATCGGCTCGCCCTTGGTCGGGGCCGGCTCCTCGGGTGCCGTCGGCTCGGCCGCCTGGAGGTACGCCACCACCGCGGCCGCCGCGTCGTCCGCCGGCCCGGCCTTCACCCCGGGTAGCCGCCGCAGCCACGCGGCGAGCACTTCACGCGGAGGGCGGTCGGAGCCGTTCAGGTCGGCCAGGTCGCGGAGCTGGCACACGCCCCGGACGCCCTTCGCTTCGAGGGCGTCGAGCACCTGGTCGGGGAAGTTGGGGAGACCGGCCAGGAGCATGTCCTGAACGAGCGGGGCGGATGGCGCAGCGGGCTCGATCGTCTCAGCCGCAGCCGGCTTTGCCTCGGGATCGGGGGCCGTCGCCTCAGTCGTGGACTCGGCCATCTCCCGCTCGGCCCGCTCGATCTTCTCGTCCGCGGTCTCCCCGCCGGCCAGCTCCCGCCGGGCCTGCTCGGTCAGCTGGGCCCAGTCGAGCTCGGCCCAGGCAAGCAGGTCTTCCGCGGTCCGCCGACGCGGGCCGTCCTGTTCGACCTCCTCGGTGGTCGCGAGCTGCAGGAGGAAGGCCAGCAGCTTCGGAGCGTTCCAGAGGGACAGAATGCCGTCGATGATCTTCTCGTCCTCGATGTGACTGCCGACCTGGGCCTTGATGCCCGGGAAGCGAGCCTTGAGGACGTCCTTGGTCGCGCTGATCCGGTCGCCGCTGACCAGTGCCCCGTAGGCGCGGACGCGGGCCACCAGCCGGAGGGCGTCGAGGATCGGGCCGCCTTCTTCGGCGTCGTCCAGGGGGGTCAGGGCCGCGAATTGCTCCTCGCCATACTCGGCCAGGATGTTGGCCGCGATGAAAGCCGCCCGTTGGACGCGGGCTCCGTAGCGGTCGGCGATCGGGAGAGTGCGGGCGCCCGCACTCTTCGCGGCCGGCTTATCGACCGGCTTGGCCTTTTCCGGCTTCTTCAGGACACCGATATCCTGAAGGGTCTTTCGGGCCTCCGCGGTCTTGACCAGCGTCCGGGGCCTATCGTTCTGGTCGAACGCTAGGTACTTCTGGGGGCAATGCTTCTTGCCCAGCACCGTCCCGAGCCTCCCCT